GAGATAATCAATTTATTTTTTTACATTTTTAAACTACACTCAGTGTCAATTCTTACAAAGAACATTCACAGAATGCATACCGTTCCAATGGATTTAACTCGAAATGAAATCGATGCCCTATCAATGGGTATGGGATTAACAATTAACCCACATCATATAAGTCATGCAGGTAAGCACATTATTGTATTGCATCCAACCACATTAAAGAAGATGCAAATGGCACACCATAAAGGAAGATCACATCTTTTAAAATTTAAGAAAGGGGAGGGATTTATGGATGACCTTAAAAGAGGATTCTCTCATGCCGCAAGAGTTGGAAAGAAAATTGTTAAAGAAAAACTTCCAGCCGCGGCCAAACAAGCAGGAAGATATGCTGGTTCAGCCTTTGCTAAAATATTGGCGGAAAAGTTTGATTTGGATCCAGAGGTTGCAGAAAAATATGGAGAAATGGCAGGAGACTATATTGGCGAACAGAGTGGTAAGCACTTAGCACACAGTATGGGCGATGGCTTGAGAAGACGAAGAAATGTGTCCATCCGTGGTGGGGCTGTAAGAGCCAGAGAAAGAATTGTGGCACCAGATGATACACCAGATAGTAATAATATTATTCAATTAGGCTCTCCATATGGAAAGACTAACTCACCTCAAATGAATCCATTTTTTGTTAATAAGAATCAGAACGGAGGATATAATCCACTTGGTAGAACTATGAGAGGTGGTAGTTTTGCTACGGCTGGTAGTGGTTTTATGACGGCTGGTAGTGGGGCTAAAAGTTATGTATGTATGTAGCTCATTCCAAAAAATAAATTAATGACAAAATAAAATATTAACATAAATATAATACTATTTTTTTTACAATGATGACAAATGTTGATCTAGAAAATATGGCGGATAAATTAGGGTTGCCAATAGTTGGGGTATTTTCTAAGGATGAATTAATTAATGATGATAAAGCCCCTAGACAAATTGGGAGTTATTATGTTAACATGCAAGACTCAACTAAAGGGAATGGAACACATTGGATATTCATTAAAATATTTAAAAGTGGCCACGGATTATATTTTGATTCATTTGGATTTCCATCACCCAAAGCAGTTGAAATTTTTTTAAAACCATTCAAGCCATATGCATATAATAATAGAGAAATTCAAGACTATGATTCTGATAATTGTGGCCGTTTTTGTTTATGCACTGATGCATTAGTTAAAGAGTATGATGATTATGATAAGTTTTTAGAAATCTGGAGCAATAGCACAAAAGAGAATGATAAAATCGTTCATAAAATTCTTAATGATCTATTAAATAATTAATTAAATAAAATATTTTAATATCTGTATTTATATATAACAAAATTTTTCATATTAAACATTAACTAATATATTAATATATAAAAAAACTTTTCAAAATGATGAGACAAGAAATCAAAGACTCGATTACAGAAAATCGCAAAAAAGATAGACCTCTATCTGATAAATCTATTACGGCATATGCATCAACATTATTGACATTATACAAAAAGATATTTGGCGAAGATGAATTTGATATTAAGAATTTCAATAGATATATTGATGTCCTTGGATACATAGATGAAATCCCATACAATAAAAGAAAATCAATATTGGCCGCATTACTTACCGTATCAACAGATAAAACCGCATATGACAAATATCATAAAGCGATGATGGAGGATACAAAAGAATATGATAAAGAAATGGAGCAAAATTTAATGACTGATAAATATGAAGAGAATTGGATTACAGGCGATGAGATTGACGAGAAAGGAATTCCACTAAAACAACGATGGACTGAATTAATTAATAAGCCAGATAAACTCCCATCAGAGAAACAGGAATTGCAACAGTATTTATTATATGCTTTAACAAGTGGCAAAAAAAATATATTACCAAGAAGGCTTTTAGATTGGACAGAAATGAAAGTTGAAACTCATGATGCAAGGGCAAGAGTAAAACCAGATTATAATATATATGACCCTAAGAAAAAGCAGTTCTATTTTTACAGATATAAGACTGATAAAAGTTTCAACAGGCAAATTATTAAACCGTCATTAGAATTAAGAAAAGATTTAGCATTATGGATTAAAAATAAACCAGAAAGTGAATATTTATTTACTGATAGAAACAATTCTAAATTATCACCAATAACACTTAACCAGAGATTAAATAAAATATATGGAGATCATAAATCTATAAATGCAATTAGGCATTCATTCATAACAGAAAAATATGCAGGTGAAGAAATGCCAACAATTAAAGAATTAAAAGAAAATGCAACTAAGATGGCACATAGTGGATTAACACATTTAAAATATATCAAGAGAAAAAAATTAAATTAATTTATATATAACCGCTATTTTTTTTTGATGGCTCAGGAATTATCAGAGGTGTTTTATAGCCTACTTTTATCGTCAGGCATTGCATTAATATTAGCATTAGCAAGAATGGCATATAAATCAAAATGCAAAAGCATAGATTGTTGTGGAATCAAATGTGAACGAGATGTAGCAGGTGAGGAAGCATTAGATGCACAGCAACAAGCAATACAAAATAGAGAACCAGAAAGCCCAAGGAGTGAAAGAGTTTAAGACATTGTCGAGGTTTCGTAGAAAAAAGCATCGCTATTTTTTTTAACATTTTTTATATTTTATATTATATAGAACAAAATGAATCCATATGACATATTAAATGAAGAAGGCCATGAGGGCAATTTTACATCACAATTTAAATCAAGAAAATCAAGTCTAAGACATTTAGAATCATTAGCAGAATTTGCCGATTATATTTTGGCACATCCTACAGAATTCAAAAAAATAACAAGACAGAGGGCAAACTATTATAATAACCTAATTGCTAAAAAAGGCAGTGGGCTTAAAAATACATATAAGAATAAATTTAACAAAAAATATGGATTTCCAAAAGATGAGACACATTCAATTAAAGAGATATCAAAGTTATCAGGGTATCAAGTAAAAGGATTACAAACAATATATGATAAGGGGGTTGGTGCATATTATACAAATCCTCAAAGTGTAAGGCCACAAGTTAAAAGTCCAGAACAATGGGCTATGGCTAGAATTTATGCGGCAATAGATCCAACATCAAAAGCCCACAATGTAGATAAATCACATTTAATTAGACTCAACTGAATAATTACATTTTGCTTTCATGTCTTTTAATTCATCAGTTTCTGGGAGTTCTAATGTTGGAGACCCAAATATTTCAGCCTTGAAAACTCTTCTCTTTTCTTGATTATATAATATAGATGTATCTTCATCAAAAGAGTCTAATATATATTTTAATACTTTCTCAATGTGAGGCAATGTGCTAATTAATGCAGAATGCAAATCTGAAAATAAAATATTAGTATTATCTCTGATTTCGTGCAGTTTTTTAATTCTGTCTATTATTTCTTTTTTAGGATCATCCGATTTAAATATCTTGGCTAAATCTTTAAGTGATACAGATTCTGCGGTATACAATAGACCAATGAATGCATTGAATGTATTAAAACAAATAGTTAGAAATAATGAAACCCTAAATGCTGAGCGACTTCGTTCTAAATCTGAAGATGATGGATTTTGACATATTTGAAGTTGCCCCCTAATGTCCATATTAATAATTTGAAAACCACTTGGAGTAATAAAATGAAATTCGATATAATCAAAAATAGCAATACATAAATTAACAAGGCATCCATGATTTGACATATCTGATAAATAACCATTATAGATGTTTTGGATATTGTCAAAGTGAACTGATAAATTTTCAACACAATTATTTTCACTCATTTTTTTTTTGTATATATTAATATAAATATCTTTTATAAAATGAAAAATAAATATTTAGGATTTCAGATTGGGTTTGCTAGTATGTTTATATGGACAGTCTATGATGACCAAAAGAAATTGATTTTAATCTCCAGTTTGTATTAATATAAGTAATGATGATTAACAATTTATTTTTTTTTGACATTTTTTGAGACATTTATATATGGCCTTAGAATATAAAAATAATGATGTTATAACTATACACCAACCCTACACCAACCCTACACCCAACCCTACACCCTCTCTATTGCTATATTATACCATTCTAAGACTATATACTTATTCTGGTGTATAGATGTATAGATGTATAGATAAAAATAATATTGTAATGAAATATAAAAAATGAACATCATAAAAATAATAAAAATATATAGGACAATATAAAAAGGTCTGTACATCTACACTAACCCTACACCCTACACCCTACAAAATTTTGTTATACATATAACATCTCATGATCTATTTAGTCAAAAATTTGTGTTCAAATTTAGTTGACTAATTCCGCCGCGAATTTGTTGAAAACTTTTATTTATATAAAACAAAACAAACTAATTTGTTAGATTGTAAAAATTGTTAACTATCTTGTTAACAAATTTGGCGAACTATCCGCGACCCCTTAGAATGCCTCTTATGGCCTATAGCGGTTGATATAGGCCATATAATGGGCGACCCCTTAGAATGCCTTATATAGGCTCACAGATGACCTGAAGGTCATAAAGGGGCGAACTACGGCGACACCTTAGAATGGCTCCTATGGGCTGTAGCTGTTGATATAGGGCATCTATACGGCGACACCTTAGAATGCCCCCTATAGGCCATAGAGTCGATTAACTAAGTTAAAATAGGTTTGAGGTCATAAAGTTCGTATAATGCAATATTACATAGATTCAAAGCAATATAGACTATATATAAGTATCTTAATTAAATATATTTAATTAAGATACTTATATATAGTCTATATTGCTTTGAATCTATGT